ATCGTTGGAAACAAGGTTATAATGTGCAAAAGGGGAGAGTCGGTGCGCTCCCTCCAGCAGTGGGCGGAGTATTTCCACTGGTCCAAGTCAGCGACACGGCGTTTCTTCAATTTATTGGAAAACATGGGTCAAATCCGACACGGAAACGAAACGCAAACGACACGGATAACAGTATGTAATTACGAGGAATACCAAGGCGGGGCGACACAACAGCCGACACAGGAAGCGGTTCGTAGGCGAAACGCAAGTGAAACACAAGTGGACCCAAACAAGAATGTAAAGAAAGAGAAAAAAGAGATCCACCCCGCTTTGATGGATTGTGCTACGCACCTTCGAGACCGCATCCTTGAACATCGGCAACAGAAAATAACTGAGGAAACGCTGACTAAGTGGGCCAACACCGCAAGGCTCATGCATGAGCGTGACGGGCGCAGTACCGCTGACATCCACAAGCTAATTGACCAGTGCCACGACATGCCGGAAGGAAAAAACGGGTTCACATGGCGAAAAAACATTCTTTCGATGGAGAAGCTGCGAGAGCATTGGAATAATGGCAAGATATTCATTGGCATCTACACTAAACCCAATACCTTTGGCAACTATATCCCATGAGCATATTTGCCGACCTCATATCTGCTGGACTATCAGCCATACCTGTGAAGGCCGATAAGCGCCCTCTGGTGCCTTGGGCAGAGTACCAGACCCGTCTGCCCACCCCAGAGGAGTACAAAGCGTGGAGGGCCCCTGTGGGCGTTGTGTGTGGACAAGTGTCAGGGGGGTTGCAGTGTCTGGATTTCGATGACGGGGGGAGTGCGTTCAAGGAGTGGGCCAAGCTGGTCAAGGAGCACATGCCAAATCTCCCAGACAGGCTTGTGGTGCAGAAAACACCAAGTGGTGGGTATCATGTGGTCTACAGGTGCCCTGATAACTGTATCGAGAACCGCAAGCTGGCCCAGAAAGTGGTTGATGGGAAGGTCACGGTTCTCATTGAAACAAGGGGTGAGGGTGGGTATTTCCTGTGTGACCCATCTCCAGGGTACAAAATACTGCGGGGAGAACTCACCAATATCAACACCATCAGCGTTGAAGAGGCTAATAACCTCATGGCATACGCTGTATACTTCAATGAGCAGGACACCTATAAAGAGTACACACCACCACCAAGCGTTACAATTGAGCGCAACGGATTATCCCCACTGGATGATTACGACCACAAAAACACCCCAATTGACCTCATGCTGGCATATGGGTGGACAATTGTTCAGCAATCAGGTGACAAAATATCACTGTGCAGACCGGACAAGAAAGGCGGAATAAGCGCAACGTGGAACCATGTCCCCGGCAGGTTGTATGTGTTCACAACATCAACGCTGTTCACCGCTGGCACGATATACAAGCCATCAGCAGTATATGCGATACTGAACCATGCTGGCGATTGGGTAGCCGCAGCCAAACAACTTCGGCGAGATGGATACGGAGACGATCCACCAGAGAAGAAAGAAATTGACTATGATATGTTCCCTGCCACAACAACGGTTAAGGCATCTGACTTCCGCGAGAGCATCTACAAGTTCTACGATGGGGAGAGAACGTCAGGGTTTCGTCTCATGCTCCCCCAGTTTGACGAGTGTCTGCGGCTAGACCGAGGATATCTGAACATAGTGACAGGAGTACCGACCCACGGCAAGAGCGAATTCGTTGACTTCCTCTCGATATTGCTTGCCCAGCAGTACAAGTGGCGCTTTGTGGTATTCTCTCCAGAAAACTACCCCCCAGCAATACATTTCAACAAACTGGCAGAGAAGTATTGCAGGAAAAACATGTGGGGTGCCCAAAGGAGTGAGGTGGATAGGGCAATTGAGTTTGTCGATGAACACTACGACTTTATTGATGCCACTGAAGAGGATTTGTGCATTGAAACCATCCTTGGGGCCTGTCTGAGTATTGAACGCCCAGACTGCATGATAATAGACCCATGGAATGAAATAGAGCTACAGCGCCCACCAGGAACCAACGATAGTGACTTCACGGGAGTGTGCCTGCGCAAGCTGAGGAAGTTCGCACGCAAGAACAACATCTGCATAATACTAGTGGCCCATCCAGCCAAAATGATGCGGAACAAGGACAGTGGGAAGTATCCGATACCATCCATGTACGACATCAGCGGCAGTGCAAACTTTTACAATAAGGCAGATAATGGAATTGTGGTGTATCGAAACTTTGACGAGAATAATGTTGAGGTTCATATTAAAAAGGTGAAATACAAGAACTACGGCCAGTTGGGGATGGTAAAGTTCAACTATGATGTCAACACTGGCTTGTACACAGAGGTAGAGAATGAAGAAAATGCTCCATGGACTGATTACAGCAATGACTAGTGATCCTGTGACTGGAATGGTCTGTTTGATTAAATGGGTACTGAGGACTATATCTGGTATGTGCCAAGGTTGGTAAGTGCTACATGTTGTTGTTGTGTCGGCGTGTGTGTTGTAGTAAATTACTGAGGGGGTAGTGATGAAAACCACGGTAACGGTATTTGGTGTAGAGTTCAACTGTGATTACGAGGTTGAGCCTGCCCAACGATTCATTCGCAATGTGCAGGAGGGGTACGGTGAATACATCGAGTGCGTGTCGGTACGGCAGTATGACGGCGAGTGGGTGGAGCCTACTGGTGAACTGTATGACAAAATCATAGCCATTCTGACTGATGAAGTGGCCGAGATAAGGGATGAACACAAGATAGATGCGGCCATAGAACGCCAGATGATGGATGAGGAAGCGGACGCACTCCTATAACCGGAGGGAGACACCGCATGAAGGCCGTACTGACATTTGACCTGAACGACCACGAGGACGCAATGGAGTACAAGCAGTGTAATGCTGCACGGGGTGCGCTGGGTGCGCTGTGGGACATACAGCAGTGGTTCAGGAACCAGGAGAAGTACCACGACAAGGACTATCACGAGGCAAGGTGCAGGATATCCGAGATACTTGAGGACAATGGTATAGACCTTGACACTCTGTGGGAGTGAAACGCGGTGATTTCCTGAACAGGAAATGTGCTACAAATGGGCAATATGGTTCATCCTGCGGCACAGGGGTAGACAATGGGTGTACTGTGGTGCATGAAAGTAAACTGATTAGTGGCAAGAAATGGCCAGTAAGTAACGAATTTCGTTACATACTGGAGGAGATGTGGTGTGCGTTGGGTTGTGGGTAGGCTACCCCGTGAGGGATGTCGGGCGGTCCCAGGAGCCGTTCACCACCCAAGCGCCACCCAAATCATAGGAGATATGCACATGGATATACAGGCGATGCCGATGCAACTGGTGTACGTGGAGTGGGACGATGCCGCCGAATTGCGCACCGACGCAACATGGTTCACCCGTGACGAGCTAGAGGGCCAATCGGCAGATGTTCCGTGTTACTCTGTTGGCTGGGTTGTAGAGCGCACCGATACCCACATGCTGCTGGTTTCGCTGCTATCGCCCACGGGTGATGGTGACGCAATGATGGGGCTTCCGTTCAAGATCCCCACACCGATGGTACGCAAAGTAACGGTAATATGTCAGCCAGGATAGGAGATACGCGCATGTCACGGAACGAAATAGTCGAAATTGATTGGATGGCCGCAGGTGCTCGCTTGGGTTGCTTGTCAGACGAAGAACAAGGGGCGTTTTTTGAGGGGTTTGCCCGCGAATTGTATGGGCCAAGCTACCAATCCCATTTCCACCGCGAAACCCAGATGCTTTATGTGCGCGACAAGATACCCGCCAAGTGGCGAGTGGTATTGAAAGAGTACCTGCCTTGTCTGTGGTGCGACGAGTCAGACGGGGAGGACTGAGGCTATGGAGAACGAGATACGAGACAGGGTGCGGAACATACTGGCGTTATATGTGTTTCCCGAGTGTGTGAACGAATGTGCCGACCATGTCTTTGCAGCCCTGGCCGCTCCCGCTGATGGGTGGATATCGGTTGAGGACAGGTTGCCCGAGCCAAGCGCGAAGGTTCAATACCTGTGCTATGGAGAATACCCATACAACGATGAAGGCGGCAAAGTGCATTGGAAATACTATGCGGCGAAGTATCTCGGCGGCGTTATCGGCTGGTCAATCATTGGCATTGGTGGCTTGAATGTCACCCACTGGATGCCGCTACCACCCCCGCCGACCAAGGGAGGAAGGGATGATACAGACAATAGCTAGGCAGTTGCTGTCGGTCGCCCTTATTAT